AGCCTCGTCATGTCCTCCATAGCGCCTGGATCACCACGACGCAGGGCAGCTTTAACGTTAGTAGCCCATTCACGAACTTCCTTGACAGAAAGATCTAAACCTTTGTTAAGGTTGCGAGCATCTCCACTCTGAATAGTGGCTTCCAAGTTTCTGCTAAACATTTCCAACTTACTACCCGTTTCATAGGCAGTAGTCTTATGAAATTCAAGCAAAGTAACAAGACGATCAATTGCTCGATCCATCTGGTTACCGACCGGCTGACCGTTTGCCCGCAACTCCATAGCGTTCTTAGACAGCTTATGGATTTGACTTGCGGTGTCACCTATCAAAACCTTGGTTACCAGCACACCTTCCTTAGACAGAAGTTTAGAACCCATGGTGCTTTTTGGATCAAGCAATCCATATTGATTCATCAAATCTTCCAAAGAAGACGCTGGAACATCGTTTGCCAGAGCGCCTCGAAAGTCATCCAAAGCACGAGCAGCATGAGCAATAATGTCAGCAACAGGACGCTTTAGCTTATTAGCCATGCGTTGAAGCTCAATCTCACCCGAAAACTTACGAATGAGTTCTTCTTGCTCAGGACGATATTGCATAACCTTATACTGAGCATCAGTCAGCATATGGTAGTTGTCTGCTTCAATCGACACATAGTCCTTAGCATATGGATTATTAACTACACCTTTGGGAGGCATGTCGACAGTCATATGCTGTTCAGCACCCATTTGGGCGTCGGCTGGTTTATTGTAAGCAGCTACATCCTGCTGGTCAATACCCTTAATATCGTTAGGGTCATAACCACGCATTAGTTTTTCGTCTACCTCGGCAATGTTAAGATTAACATCATCCAACGACTCCATCAAAGATTGGAACTTAGGATCTGATTCCGTAATTCCAGATGCTCGGTAAGCAGCCATCTGTGCTTCCATGCGTTGACGGACACCCAGAAGCTCTTGAAGTTCTTCTGAGTTGTACTCATCAAACCGTGCTTGTTCTTCAAGTTTAAATTTAGTGTCGTTTTTGTCAACCTCTTTCATCTTAGCGTCAGTCTCTTTCAGACCAACTGCCAAGGCTTCCTCTTGCGTAGCGCCTTCGCTAAGGGCCTTCTGAGCCGCTTTACGGCCCCACATAAGCCACAAAAGGGAATCAGCCGCAGCACCTGCTACGCCGCCTTCCAGGGTGCCCTTAAGCTTAGCAGTGAAGATATCATCATTTTCATCACTCCGCAAGGCAAAAAGGAACGAGTCGCGCAACGGACTGTCTTCTGGCATAAAGTTGTTTGCCATTGCAGACAGGTTACCATCTTCTTTATCGGTTAGGATAAAGTCAGCGATAGCACCAGGAACCAAACCAGAGGCAATGGCACCTTTAAGTCCAACGCCTTTGGTCCCAAGAGTAATTAAAATTTTGGGAAGACGTGTGGCTGCCGCACGGGTAATCACAGCAAACTGAAGCAGCTTAGAAGCAAACTGTCCTACTTGTGTTTTTGGACCTTTAACTCCAAAGTCATAAGCAGCTGCAATGTACCGATCACTCCATGGATCTTCGGTAGCTTTGGTTTCAACACCTCTAATTTTGTTGACGCCAACGCGAGCTACGTCACCCAAAAGGTCAACGGTATCAAGCGTGCTTTCAACCGTACCGGCAGCTGCATCAGCTACAGTACTAAAGATTTCACTTGCAACAAAACCAGCTCCAGAAGACTGTGCTTCTTCTAGTTGTTTGTCGCGTTCCTGTTGAATTTGTTGGGCTTCTTGTACCTTTGCTTGATACTGCTGCCCTTGACCAATAAGATTAGCAGCCCCCTGAGCTAGGTTTTGAATAGTGTCAGGAATGGACTGTAAAGGATTAACAGTAGTAGGTTCAGCTGGTTGAGGCTTTTCACCTTCCTTAGGAGTAGGTGCGTCTCCAACCATCTGATCATATTCTTCTTGTTTTTGAGTAGCAAATTGTTGCTCTGCTTGTTCGCGTTCTTTTAGACGACGTTGGATGTCCGCTTCGTCATAAGAGGATGTTGGCATTGAACAAAGGCCCGCAGGCTAAAGGTTTAGAAAAAAACAAAGGCCCAGCGCACCAGACCTTTATTGCTGGCTAGCTTTCCAACGTGCTAATGCACGCTCAGCTGCCGGTAAATAACGACGATGAAGACCATGCTTATGGACAGACCAGGCATTGAAACCTTGGCGTCCCAACACATAAACCATAGCTCGTGCGTTAGTAGCTGGATCTTCTAATTGAGAATAGCTGGTTAGTCCCAGATCACGCGCACGTTCTGGACCCAGCGCATCAATCATGTTAATTTGCCACAGACCATAAGACTCATCTCCGGTGCTGCGGTCTAAGTTATTGTTGTTTGGAATGCCGCTTGATTCTGCCAAGGCAATAGCCAGCATAATCTTTGCTTTTTCAGGAGGCAATCCAGCATCAATAGCTAACTGAAAAATTTGATCGTCCGGCAACGCAGGCAATAGACCTTGCTTGCTGGACGTAGCGGCTTTGGGCGCTTCACCTCGCTCTTGGGATTCAAAGCGTTCTCGTTCTTGTCTTGCGATGGCAAGCTCACGAGAAGCTCTTGCTTCGGCAAGGGGGTCAGTTGTGGAAAATCGGCGGCTGGCAGCATAAGGGGCTGCGTAGCGTTGAGCACGCTCAGACTGAGCACGCTCGCTGCTGTCAATGTCTGTGGTAGGTAAACCATAATGCCTTAGTTGTGAATTTAAGAACTGACTAAGTTTGCCAATGTCCGTTCCCAAGTAAGTCTGGACTCGTCGGGAAGGCGGTTCACCATTTTGATAGCGAGTAACTTCAGCAGCTAGATCCTCTTGATTAAGAACAATAGATTTATCAAAAGAAGAGAACCTGCCACGAGACGTAGCTTGAGAAAGATCGCCTACTTGAGTAAGGTCAAATACTTCAGCACCTTGGGCATTGGTAGTGACACTGAGACCTGCGGCAAACTCAATCGGATATGCTCGACCAGTTGTGGCATCATAGTGGTCCCCATAAGTAGCCCTTGCAATATCTTCGAGCTTGGCTCTAGTTTCTGTGTCACTTGGAGCCTGACCTTGTGGATGGCTTTGCTTGTACTGCTGATACCAATCAAACAAGCGGTCTTGAACATCTTTGGTATAAACCGCAAATGCCGCTGGATCTTCTGTAGGCTTACCCCCTGCATCCAGTACATAAGGTTTAGTTTTTTTGTTTCCTTTAAGAATTTCAGACGCTGCTTGGTCGCTGCTTGCCTTTCCCCACGTCTTGGTAAAATCTACACGAGCAGCATCGTTTGCACGCTCACGCAGGATTTTCTTTTCAGACTCTGGCAGATTAGATTTGTCAACCTGATCAACGGTAAGCGTGCCTTCGTCTGCTTGACGCAGTAGGCCATTACGTTCAACGTAATCAGACGGCATCATCTGATTGGCACGTTCGTTTTCTAGGAAAGTGATAGCAGTAGCATTTCCCATGCTAGCATATCTTTCCAAGGTTTCCAGCTCAAGCTTACTAAGTTCAGCTAGCTTGCCTGGATCACCGGCAGCAGTACGGCGAGCTTCTTGAAGTCGGCCAATGACTTTACGGACTTCGCGGTTATCAGCTGCTTCTTGTTGATTAAGCCGTTCGACATCATCGGCAATGATAGCATCTCGGGTTTCTTTGATTTGATCAAAATGAAACTGACCAAGAGTTCCAGACTTAGGATCTTTTGCAATCTTAGGAACTTCAGATAAAGCATCCAAAGCTGCTAGTGCTTCCTCTTTGGGTAATTGCCGAATGGCCGACAGCTGAGCTTGGAAAGCAACTTGAGCTGCTTTGCCTCGGGACAATCCACCCTCAAGAACAAGATTTTCTACATTAGTCTGATATGACTGTCCAAGAATCTGTGTTTTTTCTTGAGGCGTACCAGCATTGGATGCTTTGGTAACGTCTACCTTAAGCGAATTACTATAATTAACAATTGCAGTTTCTCGACGATCAGCTGCAATGCCATTGATCAAATTGGTAGCTTGCGCAGAAGAAGCGGCTTGCCAAGACGGTGCAAACTCTTCGGCAATAATAACAGGGTTAATGCTATAAAGACCGTTCTTTTGCGAAATTTCTGCCAGAGCAATGGAGTTTGCTGCTGCAATTTCTTCTAACGTACCTTCTTCTGATTTGATCTGTGCTGGAGATTTGAACGTGCCATCAGGCATAGGAACAATAGGTTCCGTTCTTGACCAGAAACCAGCCAAAAATGCCTGACTCATAAGGCCCGTTTTCTTTGCCTGTGCAACAGCTTGACCGTAAGCACGCCAACCTTTAATGGCAGGACTCTTTTGACGAAACTGTGCACTAAAAGTCTCTTGACCTTGTTCGGCTGCCGTATTGGCTACCTCACCGTCTGCTTCAGCAGCCGCCTTTAATTTATCAACATCAGCATTGTGTTGTTGAATGGTGGATTCTGGAAATTGAACATTCCCATTCATCACCTCAGCAAGACCAAGTTTGTATTCTTTGTCGTTTTGTTTCTTTTGATAATCGACAAGGAACTCACTCAGGGTGTCACTAAACTGAGACAGTGCCCTAAGGTCATTTTCTTGATTCTTTGCGATGTCAGCACCGAGACGCTGAACACCTTCTTTATAGCTGGCAAAAGCATCCTGCCGGTACTGGGCGTCCTGCTTTGCCTGCTGCATCATCTGACCAGATTTATCGTAAACCTGTTCAGCTTTAAAGCCGCGAGGGCCTTGGTATCCGGTTAGTTGTACTGCCATTTGTTACCCAGCTAATTTAGGCATTTTCATTGCATCAGCAAAGCTGACATTTGTAGAAGAAGGAAGAGTTACACCAGAGCCTGCCGCATTACCAGCACCCGCTGCCGGAGCAGCAAGACTCATACCAGTAGTGACACCACCAAGGATAGACTGACCAATGCCTAAGACCATCCCAGCAGCGCTTGGAGCGGGTCCAGAATAAGGCTGGGCTACAAACCCCTTGATCGGTTCAATCATGCGCCTAGAGGCTGCCATAGCGTTAGCAGACTTAGCATCCAAATAGATTTGTTCGGCTTGCAAGCTATAGGCATCACGAGCATAGCCAAGGTTAGTTCCAAGGGCAGCAAGGTCACGTCCATACTCACGCTCTGCGTCGGACGCTAGAACCTCAACTGATTTACCAGTACGACCCACAGCAAGAACTTGTCCCTGTTTCTTGATCTTGTCGATCATTAACTGCTGTGCTTGTTGAGAGGCTCTATCATACTCACCCTTTAGTTGAAGCTGTTCATACTGGTAGGCTCGGTTAGCCGCAGCTGCGTTGGCTTCGATCTGTGAATTGTAGGCTTCTTGAGAGGCATGATAAGCTGCCATCTCTTGGTTGTAACGGGCAGTTGCGTTAGCCTGTTCAACCTGATATTGATATTGAGCTGCTTGTTGTTGATAGGCATACTGTGCTTGCTGCTGCTGATAACCAGCAATAGATTGAAGCGTACCAAGACCAGCAGTAGCTACACCGAGACCAATAGATACTGGATCACACATTTGTCAATTTAGCAAATTCTACATACGTTAGTTTTTGTGGTCCAACCGTTGCATAACCAAGTTTCTTAAATCCAAGCATATGGAGAAGCTTCATGTGCATTCGGTTTCGTGGATCAGCTATGTTATGAAGCACAGCATAGGAGGACTGTTGATCGACCCATTTCTTAGCCTCCTTAAAAAAGAGTTTTGGATAAGGGCGGACATGATCTGTGGTCAACATCCAAATCGCACCACAGTTGGCATCTGTTCTGGATACCCCCGCCATCCCACACAGCTTACCCTTTACAAGAAATGTAATAGGGTCTTCTAGCTGTGAAAAGGACTCGGGTAGAACCTGATAAGGATTGTGGCCCCACCCGAGGATTTCGTTAAGGTCATCCGCCTGAAGGTGTTCAGCCAAATAGATAGTATCTTCAATTGTAGCTGGGCGGATTTCGTGGATCATATGCGTTTGATTCCTTTGTTATTGTAAGTGCCTTCCCATTCTAGCGATACAAGCGCAAGAGGGAAAGGGGCATTACAAATAATTTTAAGATCAATATCAGTTCCTTTGGTCATGATTGGGATGGTGTTGTCAGCGGTCCTAATCATAGGAACTTGGTTGGCAGCATTAAGGTTTGCTGTGATTTGTGGAAGAGTTAAGGTAAATTGATTACGACCTGGGACATTAAGTTCTATCTCAAATGGACCAGATTCATAACTAAACAAACGAATGCGGTGAACTACTGGGATGTTAGTTTCGTCCGCTATGTTTTCTCGTTTGATATAAAATCCAGGGAAGCGAGCTTCGGATGTGATTTGATACCCGATAGCATACTCCTCTGCGGTTTGATCACCGTCAACAGTAACATAATACTTCTGTCCAGCAGGAGCCGCAGCGTCATAAGTTACCGTAGGATAGGTGGCATAACCAGAATCATTAGTGCTGATCTTAACCAAAGACACAGTGCCGTCGCTGATGCGGGCTCCTTCTTTTAGGAAGATCTTTGTTTCTTTATCAGCAGACACATAAGACTTGCTTGGATAATAATCAAACAAATCTAACCTCAGGTCAATGTATTTATCTTCAAACAAGATAGCACCACCTGGAGTCTCTGTCATTAGCTCTGAGTGGCAGATGACTGGACCATCGTCTGTGTTAAGAATGATAAAGATCTCATCCTCGTGGAACTCACACATCAATATGTCAGCGGGGAATGTCCACCTAAACCAAGACGCCAACAGGCGTTCGTTTTCTTGAGTGTAATACCTAAATAGATAAATACTCCTTGGTTCTCGATCTGTAAGGATTCCCATAAGTGACACACTAAGACTATTAAGAGTTGTGTGTATTTCGTTAGGGATATACGATGGGATAATTTTGCTCAGCTCAATCTTGTTTGGAGCTGTAACAGTGCTAGCTTTAATGTTAAGTTGGTTAACAGCTACGGATGTATTGTTTTCTTCAAGAACAACAACCGAACCACCAAGGTCAACAGGAGGAATGTCAATGCTATGACTATAGCTAGTAATCAGGTTAAGTTCTGCCGTAGCTGGAGAAAATGCTTCTGTTCGGGTTTGAAGAATATATTGTGAGTTATCAGCAAATAAAATAAGACCCGTTGATTCTTGAATGCCGTCTCTAAATTCAATACGAGTTACGGCACCTGCGGATAGGTCAATAGGATCACTATCAATAGCAGTAATAACAGTACCAGCATAGAAGTTTAAGAACTCACCAGCAACTGAACAAATGATGTTTTCATTGCTCATCAATACTAGTCGATTCTTAAAGAATGAAATACCAGTAATATAAGAATCAATAAAGCTTGGACTTAGATTACTGTTCTCATCACCAACCTGTCGCTGCTGCCAATACTGAGTTGCCCACGTCGTACCGGGTAAGGTCTGTGTTGCTACTGTGTTGATGGTAAACGTATCACCCTCTAAGTTATTAACCACATCTGCTGCGGTATAATCTTGACCAGCACGTTCAATAGCTACACCTGTAATTTGCCGACTAGCATTTGTACTTGTTACTCGAAGACGTAGGTGTTGTCCTGTGCCTCCATAACAAGAAAAGGTTTGACCCACATTCCAACGAGCAGCTCCATTGCTGGTAACACTGACATCCGTAGGAATACCATTGACCGACGTAGAGGTAACATAAGAACTAGCAGCCGACTCACTAAGCTCACGGAACGTATAAGTACCGTCTGCTTCACGAATAAGCGCATGAGGCATGGTAGTAGCATCTACACCTAACTCAGCGCCCGGAGCAATCGTTTCAATCCAGATACCAGCACCAGCTGAGCCCCCATCGCTGGTTTGGAATTTAAGGAAATAGTCATCCCTTCCATTGATGTCTGATCCAGCTACCTCAATAATTTTATTATTAAGAAATGTAGAAGGCAATGCTTCAACACCAGATACAGAACCCTTGTAGGCTTTAATTGCCGTGCCAGCTGTTCCGCCTCTTGCTTCCACACTAAAGTCAGCACCATCCACCCTTTGAATATGGATAGTGCTGCCTACACCAGTAGCGGTATAAGTAGCACTGGGGATTGCACTGATTAAACCATTGATAACATCTTGAATGGAGAAGCCACTGGAAGGGGCTGTGTGAGACGAATAGGTATATGACGTACCATCAAGAACAACCACATACTCAGTATCGTGAACAATCGTATCAATACTGATGTAAGCATATGGTGTGATTGACGGAGCAGTAAGTCCGTCATCTGTTACCAAAATAGTACGATTAAGAATAAAAATAAAATCGTTAATTTGAAGAACCTTTAGGTCATCAAATTTCTTGTGGGTAGCGTAGGTTGTAGCAGATGCTGAGGGAGTATTGACAGTATACGGCACACCACTCTGAGCATCCCAAAGCTTTACAACACCAGCTCTTGTAATCTGAAGAAGAAGCTTTTCGTTTAGACCTTTACAAATAAAAAACCAGCTGCTATCACCTGTGGATACGTTTGCTAGTTTTTGAATAAATTGAGTCCCTGGTCGTTTAATAAGACCAAAGGTTGGGTCAGGATAGAAGTTATCACATTCTCTAAACTGACCATCAAGTTTAAGAGAATCCGGTTGCTGCGATACCCCACCAATCAATCCTCTTAGTTTTTGTGAGATAGCAGGCATGGTTTATCGAGCAATAGCACGGAATGGAGTATAGCTGATGTAAAGGTTTTGTCCAGTCTCTTGGCCAAAGATATTCACATCGGAACTGCTGGTGTCATAAGCAAGGCAGTTGGCACGCAGCAGGGCTTCGTCTTGAGCATTAAAGGTTACCATTTCTTGGGAACCCAAAACCCGTCCAGCAAAGACACGGGTAGCCCGTTGAGTGATGTAGTCTTTAAAAACCTGAGGAAGATCCTCAAAGTCAAACTTCCAGACAACATCACATTTTACAGTTGACCCGGCAGTAAACGTATAGGTGTGGTTGATTTTATCATAGAGCTTGCCATCACGCAATACGGTCTGGTATTTCTGATTGTTAGCAAACTTGTTATCCGAAATCTGAAGGACATTAGATGCAACACTAATGTTACCAGAAGTATCAGCAATAAAAGGATAAGCAACTTCGGTATTAAAGTGCCAACCTTCTCCTTGTACTTCTCTATCTACTTGCTCCAGAATATCAAGGGCAATAGAGATTTCGGGGTTAGCGACATCTAGGCTCACCACCGGGGCTTGCCCGATGCCACTCAGCATCTGGTTGATAGCTTGTAGTTGGGTAGTCATTATTATCGGGCAAGAAAAAAGGGGGCCACAAAGGACCCCCACAAAACACTAACGTAAGCGTATCAGGCCACGTTACGGAAAGCGCCAGCCACGGCAGGGCGGACAGAGCCAGCACCATAAGCCAGACGGCCAACGATCACGTCACCTTGGTAGATCACCTTGGTGTCGGCACCGGTGGTTTGCACGCTGGGGCCAATAGCCTCAACGACACCAGCAGCGTCACGGTGGAAGATCAGACCACAGGAGTTGGTGAAGTCGGTACGGATACCGTAGTCATTGTTCTCACCGGTCACAGCAGCTGCGTCGATCAGATCGCCGGTAGCAGAGCCGTAACGGGTCAGGAAGGGGATGTTGTTGGACTTGTAGATCTTAATGCCAGCGATTTCATACAGACCCTCACCGCTGTTCAGGCTGCCACCAGAGGCGCCAAAGTCACGGTTCAGGATGTTGGTATCAACTTGGCTGATCAGAGCGTAGTACTGACGGGGAGACAGCACAGCCACACGACCCTCTTGAGGGGCGGCGACTTCGTCCAGACGGGCAGCAGCTTCGAAGAAGCCATCAACCAGGGCTTGAGCGTTGTACTCGTTGCCAACGCCAAGGTTGATTTCGAAACCACCAGGCTCGCCGGTCACAGGGGCAGTAGCTTCAGCGGCTTGATCCAGCACGCGGAAGATGCGGCGGTCATAAAATTCTGCGAGGCTCTGGCCGATTTGACGGGCGATCGGGCCTCGAATATCGTATTGCGCAAGAACTTCATCGAGGTTATCAACGAAGGCGGAAGCGACCAGCAGGTCGTCCATTGCGATCGTGGTCTCTGCCACGTTCGGATCGCCGCTACCAAGGATAGCGTTGCCGGGGGTATGATACCCAGCCGACACACGACCGGTGTGAATGAATTGTGCTTCCTTGCCGTTACGCAGGGTGCGGTTCATCACCAGACCCTTAGCAATCGTAGCATTACGGAAGGCCTCATAGACCTCACCGGTGAATAGTTTCAGGTACAGAGCCTGAGTATCGCCCGCGCCGTTAGCCTGGCCGAGCTGAGTTACAGTTGCAGTCACTTGTCTAAGAAGTTGAAGAGTTTATAGATTAAAGAGTGTCCCGGGAAAAATTATTTAGTTGTGGGGTTTGTCCTTTGTATTGGGTATCCACCGCAGCGGGCCAATACTCCAGTCATGACTGGGTTTTTAACGAGGTTATCCCATCCTCAATAGGCATGGGGGACATTGCAGTCCCCACGATCCACTAGAGCAGATCGCCGCTTGCAGCCAGTCGTTCTTGAATGTCCAAGCGATAAGCTGGATCATTCCGGTAACGAGGATCACCAATGGCACGAGCTAGTTCCGCTTGACTACGGAAGGCCTTGGCAGATTGTGCTTTAACTGATTTACCAGAAACACGCTTGCCTTCAAAACCAACAGCATCTTTGTACCGCTGGTTAAGGGCTTGAACAGCAAAGAAGA